GCACTAACTTTACCACCTGCACCAATAGTTGGTTTAAATGGTTGTGCAGCTCCAGCTGCTGGAGTCGGATTAGATTTTGGTGCAGCTGCGGGCATTTTATTTTGATCTGTGTCAGGTTCATTCATACCAATAGCCGCACCTGTAGCTGTTGGTGGAGAAGTTTTTGCTACGCCGCCACCTGGTAGATGCTCTGCTCCAGGTGCTTCTGCCCTATCAGGAGGAGTAAATTTAGTAGGTTCAACAAACGGTGCAGGGCGAGCTGGCGCAGGTGTTGGCCCGGGCCCATCTCTTTCTGCTGGAGAAGCATTTAACCCAGCTGCTTGTGATTGAGCTTGTCCTGCTGGGGTTGCTGCTTGCTGCGCTATGGCTCTACCAGCAGCACCTTGCTGAAATGATGTTAATGGCTCACCTGGTGGTGTAGCCTTAGGTGCATCTTTACCGCCCAACGCAGTTGGTGCAATCTTTTCATAACTTGATCTAGTATCTGCAGGAGCTGGAGATCCTGGATTTGGAACTGTTCCGGGTGCAAAAGTTTTTGCGCTGCCATTTCCAACCATTTTATCTTCTTCACTTTCTTCGTCAGTAATAGCATCGTGTTTTAGCCCAGCTAGCTTCCTCATATTATTCATTTCTTCATCAGTACTTTTGATCATGTCACCGATGGGATCCTTAGAGTCTGCTGATGGAAGTTTCATTTCTGGATTTGCCATCGGAGGAGCAGCAGCAGGAGCGTTTTTAGTATTTGGCACAGCAGGAGCAGAAGGTTCGCTAGCTCTCATAAATGGATTATTCGCTGTAACAGGATCTATATAATCTCTGCCGCCCTTCATTACGGTTCCCTTGGTACCTTCTTGATCCATAGGACCTTCATCTACATCTGCGTTCTTAACAACGTCAAGTGTCTTAACCATCGGCATGATAGGACCGCCCTTTGGCATCATATCTTGTGTAACAGGTTTCTGGCCTCCTACAGTAAATATCCTATTCATCATAGTAATGATGTCATCCGGACTATCACCATTGGCGCTCATATTAACGCTAACTGTCTCTCTGATATTGTTTGATTTCATGGTCTTACACCTTTAGGTTTAGGCATCTTCCTGTTAGCGAAGGGGCTCTTAGAATCTGCGTCTTTGTTTGATTGTTCCGATTGGCTAGCATCATTTGGCATCGACTTAGCTAATAGCTCGTCGTTTACACCTTTCCATTGTGTTAGCGTGTGTGTTTCTTTATTGAGTTCTTTTAGGAACGTCATCATATGCTTTTCGCCGACCATCTTCTGAGCATCGGATTCTGCATCACCCATGTCTGGATGCATCAGCATGATATCATATTTGCCGTTCTTAGCATAAGCTGCTGGATTGTCTTTGTCAGCCATCATCTTCTGGTATTCTTCGGTGGGATCATATTCGGTGCGCACTACTATCCTGCTATCAGGTATGTTAGTAGCTTCGCTCACATAATTCCTCAACACGTTTGAAACACAGGGATATTCTAAGCTGACTTCATATATATGTACTACTGAACTTTCATATTCTGGAAAATCTAGAGGCACTTTCTGTACTGGAGTAGTGCTCTTGTCCATGCTTACACAGCTGTACTTCTCTAGGCTGCTCCTCAGTGTCTGATCGAATTTTTCTGGGAGATCGCCGACGATCTTTATCTTAAAATCGTAATACTGTTTGCTCTCATAGAGGTATTGGCTAAAACTTTTCATGATTCGTGGTCCTTAAACTATTTATCTATCTTTTTGAGTTTTTCAAGCAAACTGTTGCGATCACTAATCACATAGTCAGTCACGTCAACAGCGTTGTCATCGCCCTTCTTGAGATCTTGATCTAGTTTCTGTTTCTTTAGCTGTAGATCTACGATCCTCAGCTTCTTATCTATCTTTGCTGCTTTAGCATCTATGGCATTCTTCATCATATTAGCAGCAGTCTCAAATATCTTGCTGCTATACCTCACTTCTACATTCATACCTAGATCCATTAGATCTTCGTAGGCTTTTAATGATTTATTTGCTAAGTCGTCAAACTCTTTGTCGCTGCTTGAACCTAAGCCATCTACTGTCGGTAATGCGAAAGCTACTTTATCAAACTGCTGTAGAGTAAGTTCGATCTCTTCTTGCTTGGCTATCTCTTTGCTGGCAGCTTTGATCTCTTTCTCTATAACCTTCATCTCTTCTTTGTGTTCTGGGAGATTTAGCAGCTCTTCTAGTTTTTTTGTCATACATTACTTATTTTCTTTTGCTGCCTTGGTGGAATAAATCATGCTCATTTACCACACGGAACCTAATACCTTTTTGTTTAGCCCAGGCGTGTGCAGCTTCCCATTTGGCCATGTTCTTCACATACTGTATCTGATTGACTGGATTCTTGCCTACTTTTTCCAACAGCTGATGATTGCTGGGTTTTATCTCTACTATTTCAGCGTGTTTCTTGCTATCTTTATCTGTATATACGATAAAGAAATCAGGAACGTATACAGTCGATCTATTCGTTACAGGACACTTGTATGGTATCTTTATGCTTTCACTAGCCCAATGATGTATGCTAGGATGTTCGTCACAGGCTTTCATAAATGCGAATTCCCAGCTGCTACGATAGTGAGGATCACTGGTTCCTACATATTTGTGTTGATTTTTGAGGGCATATTTTCCCTGCGCAAACTTTCCCATTAGGCTAGAATGTTCCTTATCTCAAAATCAAATAGATTAGTTTGATCTACTCTATTGGCCAATATACTGGTTGGTACTCTGTTATAGTTTAGTATCTCGATTATGATCTGGCTTAACTGTAATTCGTTAAGTCCTTTTAGTTTATCTAAAAGTTGGAACACGCTGATAGGCGGAGATTCTGCTTTTGCCTGTTTCATTAGTGTTGCAGCTAATGCTGCCGCTGCTGATGTTTCATAACCTCTGCTAGTAAAGAAACCCAAGACTGCATCAGTTTCCCCTGCAGGAAATGCTATAGGTTGGGCGTAATAGGTATCAAAGAAGTTTTTCATCTTTGATGCGCTATCGGTAGGTTTAGTATCAGCTGGTAAATTCGTCGTGCTTGTGTTCATCGATTATTTATATATCTGATGAATCAGACTTCGTACTCACCTGAGTTATCTTCTATAACAGGATCCGCATCAGCTACTTGGTCTGCTGGTGCTACAGGATCGTTTACAGCAACATCATTGGTGTTCTCTCCGCTGTCAGCGGCAGCAGCAGCTTCTGGATTAGGCGAAGGTGTATCTGGTTGTGCCTGTGCATCCATACTAAGAGAAGTATCTGATGCTCTATTTCCTTTATCATCCCAGGCCGACTTAACATTACCGTTCGCGTCTCTTGTAACACTTCCTGACACAAATCCATCTTTCTGATATGTTGTTATAGTCGTTCCATCTGGAAGTTTTGCAACCTGATCAACTGTTCCAGCTGATGATACTTTATCAGCCAAAGAACTAGCTGCTGTAGGCTGTGGTCCATTATTAGCTGCGGCTGGCGAACCAAAATTGCCAGCTGCACTGTTTGAATTTCCGCTAGAACCATCACCTGATGGTATCTGTGTAGGACCGGTGCCACTCCTAACAGTGTTAAATCCGCCTGTATTGTTATCTGTAGCGGCTGACGGATTATCTCCATTATTGGGTGCATCATAAACATCTTTGGCTGCTGCTCTATTATTATTATCGCCACTTGGATTACTAGGTGATGCTACACCATTCTCATCCGTCTGGTTCTGTGATTGATTAGAATTATTACTGTCAGTTAGCCCGTCGTTTCCTGAATTGTCAAACGCTCCGTTTAATAATCCTATACCGGCGTTTATCAATCCGGAAGCTGCTCCTGCAGCTAACCCAAATGCTATACCGTTTAAACCTCCTGCTTGTTGATATGGGGAGTTGCCATAGAAAGATCTAGAACCGTAACCAAACGGGGTACGATTACCTCTATCTAGATCATAAGGATATCGAGATCTACTGTTAGATGGATATTTGTTGAGAAGATCATTCGTCCTAACATCCCCAAATACTCCTTCCACACCTTCTTTGTTATATTCGTTTACAAGAGGACTAGGTATATTATCGTAATGCAATACCGCCCAACCAGTAGGATCATCTTGCTGTATAGTACCATTAGAATATAGAACAGCATCATATATGATGCTTAGTTTGTGGTTTATAGTACCTGCCGATTCGTCTTGATTGACTGCATCATGATCCCACTGTGTTATCTTTGGTAAACAGAGCAAGTAGCTGTTGAATTGATGCCTATTGATGGTGAATAGTTGTATGCTATAAAAGAAAGGCTCGCGGCTTTTGGATCCGTTGTCTAGTCCATATTGGAAAGGCCAGCGTGATTTGTTATGATAGGTATGTGATTGATAAGCTGCGGGAAATACATCACCATAAGGTCCGTAGTTGTTGTTCCTATCTCCGAAGTAGTATCCGTAATATGATGCCCAAAGAGAGTTAACGTTGCCATAGTTGTCGTCGTGCATTACCATATTGATCGGCATATAGTTTATCTTTTTGTAGATATGCGCTTTCCTATTGTATTGATAAAACGGTTCAGTATCTATCTGGAACTTAGGGAGATCGCTGCTCCTCACTAGATAGTTTAGTTCTAGTCCTGCTTTTGATTGCAAATCGGGTGCTACATTAGGATTGATATTGAAGACTACATAATAGAGGAATTTTACCTTAGGTGCCAGTCGGAAGTTGTCATCTACATATAATCTAGAAGCGTGCTGATAATCTCCCAGGTTGCCCTTGTCACCTGTGATAGTGTTACCTAAGTAGCCGTCGAATTTATTTGCCATATAGTATTTATACCACAAAAAAAGACCGGATTTTTCCGATCTTTTTTAAACTAGAAATTTCGTTATTTGTATTAGCCGGCACCAGTCGAAATAGCGCCAACAGTACGACCAACATTAACACCGATACCAGCACCCTGTGGAGTCTGTATAGCGTTGTCATAGCGTATGCTGAGTGATATCTGTGTAGCTTCGTTTGAGCTGTATGCTAGGCTTCCGTAGTTAGCTGACACTAAGAAACAACCATACATTTCCCAAGTTTCAAGCACGTTTGGTGTATAAGCACCATTACCGCCATCTAGTATTTCGATGCGTGTTAGGAACTTATAATCAACACCACTAGCAGCTGAACTCTGCTCGTAGAAGTCAAATTGCTTCTGCATCTGTTCGCCTACTAGTTTCTGTACTATGCCAGTAGCATCTTCACGTATGTTGACGCTGATTGGTTGCCAGCTGTGCCTTCCTGCCAAGAACACTTGTGAATTGTAAGCGTTCATTGTTATTTCTTGGAAACTTGCATTTGGTTTTGTGCAATCTATGATTTGCCTTGATAGTTCTGTAGTTGGATTGGTTACACCAAATCCGTCAAAGGTGACCCTAAAGCGATAGTTGAGCTTCGGCATCAGCAAAGTTTGGTTGCCCGCGCTTTGGTCCGAAGATACCGGAACGCTTAATTTTGTTAGTGTTGAAATAGCCATTCTAAACTCCTAGTTATACTTTATTTATTATCTAGTCACCATCAAATTTTGGGCTGGATTATTTACTTGATAATCCAGCTATCGCTCCAGTATTCTTAATCCTTATTGGGATATAGATGAACTCAATAGCCTTAACAGGTTCGATAGCTATGTCGATATATAGTTCGTTAGCATCGATCCTGCTTGGTGTGTTGTTTGACGTGTCGCAAACTACTAGGTAGTCGTAAAGCGCACGTTGTCCAACTAGTTCTAGCATTAGGCTTTCTACTGTAGCTTTTACAGAATCTCTAGTCGTCTTGTCGTTTGGTTCAAACAGATAAGGCTTAGCAAGTATCGAAAGCTGTGTGCGTAGATAAACTATCAACCTAGCTACGTTGATCCTGTCCATAGCGCTCGCTAGAGGAGCCCTAGTCTTCTGACCGAATACTGTCAATCCGCTTCCTACGAGGAAAGTTATTGGATTTATGCTTAGTTGATATAGCGTATCGCGCTGGCCGTTGTTTAGAGCGATGCTCTTGAACTCACCAGTTGCTGCATCAATATAACCACTTGCAGTAGCGTTATTTACGATACCACGGCGTAGTCCTGCTGGAGCAAACCAAGGATAGCTTACGCTATCGCTTAGGCTTATAGTCCTTAGTGCCATATGGCTTGGAGGAACTACGATGCTATTACCAAAGTTATCGTTTGTATAACCACTTGGATAGTAAACACCTAGATAATCATCAAATGTTACTAGACCTTTTTCGTTGTTATCAACTGCAACAGCAGCATTTGAGAAATAATAGTTTAGTGAAGTAGCATCGCTTGGTAGACGGAATGGAGTATCGCCTACGACAAACGCTGTCTGCTTGCGATCTACGTTCAATTCAACCATGTTTGAGATCAGTTCTACATAACCTGGTGTAGCGATTAGATTGAATAGTTTCCTTTCATCATCACGTATATCTTGGTTAGTGTCGACTAATGCCTTTAGCTTCTGCACTACTATGCTGCGTTGGGCGTGCCTTCCGAAGTAAGCTACTAGATTCTCATCAGTACCGCTAGCGCTTATCCAACGATCCGCTGCATAACCGTCTTCGCTTTCGTTGTTAAAGCGTAGGTTGATCGAACCATTGTTTGTATTAATGTAATTCTTAACATATGATTTTACATTAAATCCGCTGCGACGTGTGTTGAATAATAGCATACCACGTGGATAAAGCGCAGGATCTGGAGTATCAAAATCTATGAAGTTGCTGTGTAACAGATCAGCTATATCGCCTGGCATATCACTGTTTGCACCGTTTACGTTGTAACGTGCATCTGCGAATATGATACCATTTTCTGTAGTGTGATCTGTATTATCTACAGGCACCCAAGTTAGGCTATAATTGTCCCAGATATTGATCATCGGATAGTTTTCGATATCGCTAGTGTCTATCCATATATCGCCAGTGCGTAGGTGTGTACCATCGCTCTGTGTAGTTGGCCTTGAAGCTTGTACTAGAGGACCAGCAGGATCTGTTAAGAAATCAGCGCCGTTTGTGCTATAGTATGGGCTAGTTGGATCTCTATAGCCTACCCAAGTATGACCGTTGTGTATCATTATATCAACTTGGTCGATTATGTTGTTGTACCATAGTGTTCCAGTTGTTGGTGTTAGTGCAGGAGCTACGCTGCTAGCAGTATATAGTAGTGGTTCCCAGTTTGTAGCTACAAATTTGTGTGCTGTATCACCTTCTGGAGCAGTGTATAGGCTATCGGTACCGCTACCGGTGTTTACATTGTATCCTGTATAACCGAGATGTGTTAGAGCATCAAATGTTTCACTTGGGCCGCTACCTGCATGTATTCCAGCAGCTACACGTATCTCACCACCTGTGTTGTGTTGTATTATCAGCTGATTCATCGCATTAACACTGGCTTCAATATTAGTAAAACCTGCACCATTGATAGTTGCTGCTACTAGTGATGCATCAGTTGCTGACGCATCAGCAGTGAATTGGATCAACCTATCTACATCTAGTGCTGCTGTTCCTACTAGTGATTCTGCTAGGCTAAACTGATAGATCCTCTTGGTGTAAGTGGTAGCAGTTAGCGTAATTGGACTGCCGCTGCTGGCTATGTTCTGTGAATTAGTTACAGTATAAGTACCAACGCCGCCTGTGTCTCCGCTAATTTGTGCAGTTATTACAGTTCCAGGTAACACGCCCAATCCAGTGATAACTTGGTTCGCTGCAACTGTTCCTAAACTTATAGTTGCTACGTGTAGCGTAGTGCCAACGATATAACCAGTGAATGTGAATCCTTGAGAACCCTGTGGGAAAGTAGTAGCATCGATCACCTTGCTGACAAACTGTGTTGGATCTGGTTGTGTCCTGCGATAGATCTTGTAGTCAGCATATGAAGGACTTCCATCAACTTGTGATGACTCAGTAACATTGTATTGTGCATAGAGTGTGCCTGTATTGATGTTCTTACCGCCGCCTGCTAGGTCTAGGCCATATGTCGCATCTTGATTGTTATCATAAACTGGGCAAGTGATCCTGTTCCAGCTGTTAGTGGCCGAACTCCAAACCTTAACATCAACAAATGCACCTAGGTTTACGTTTGTGGTCTTTAGCCATAGGCTGCCTGATGGGCGAGGGAATAAATCTCTAGCCTTGTAACGAGGTACTGTAAAGTGTGGCTGTATGCTTAGTTCTGGACCATAATAGGTACCTGTTGCTATACCAACTGCGCTATCACTAGCAGCAGCAGTAACAATAGATCCTGTACCTGCTGCTAATACGATGGCATTGGCTTTTGGATTTGAAAACTCAACGGCTCCATTAACTAGCGCACTGTTGCTGGTATTCATATAAACGATATTGTTTACTGGATCAACTGTTATTACTTTAGCACCGTATGTGATGCCAGCACCAAATACGTTGTTTCCTACAGTGATACCTGTGATGCTAGCTACAGTGATGTAGTCATCACCGATAAAGCCAGTAGCAGTAGTTTCTATATAATAATCCTGGAATATCACAGGAACGCTGCTTAAATCTTGGCTGATAGGATGATCTAGAGTGATAACGTCACCGTTGATGTCTACGATAGTTCCTGGTAGATTTTGACTCTGTCCTACTCCATACCAATGACCGTTTAGATCAGTTACTGTCATTCCCTTTATCAGTGTTGCGCCAACTCCTGATGCTACAGTTATGTCTGTTGGACTAACTGTGCTGCTACCAGTAGCAGTAGTTTCAACGTTTGTTGAAGTATTACCATTAGTAAACAGCTGTAGCCTTGCATTTACTATGTCTGCTGTAACACCATGTGAATCTGTTAAAGAGTTTATATTAGTCTTTAGACTGTTGAGATTGTTTCCACTTGCTGTAATGAGTACATTGTTAATGTAGAATGTATCACCTATATTGATAGATGGATTGCTCTTAGTTCCTTTTGCTGCTGGCCAGCTAGCATACCAATCGCTGCTGCCTACTTCAACCCACATTCCCATATAGTTCTTGAAATATGCAACAAGTGTAGTCGAAACTGCTACCACAGCATATGTACCGATAGTACCAATTGCCCCACTTGGGAAACCAGTCATTGGATCTAGTTGTGTAGCATCTGTGATTACTAGAGGAACGATATTTGTAAACTGTTGTCCACCGCTAGTTGTGCTAGCTTCGCCATTCCATTGGAATATACCCCAATGGCTGTTTAGCGTATCTAGCCAATATGTTCCATCTGGCGGATTTGATGTAGGAGCTGTTGTGGTTGGAATCAGTTGATTAGTGTCGAGGTCTGCACGTATTACCCAAGCAGCATTGTTAACAGCGAGGTAGCTATACGCAGCTTGCAATCCGTATTCGTTTAGTTCACCACCGTGTATTGGATTATAGCTGCTGTCTTTCTCAAAGAAGGGATCACCAAAGGTATTTCCTAAATCTCTTTGACTAGTTAGCAGATAAGCTTTTCCAGCATTAGCCTTGAGTGTTCCAACAGCTAGTCCTGTGCCAGCTGTGTTGATCTTGTTTTCTTTAGAAACCACTACGATGAGCGGTACGGTACCTGGGCCAGCTGGTAGGTAAAAGCTCTCATCAATTACCGTTACTTCAATGCCGGGTGAAACTAATGCCATGTTATATCTCCTGTTATACAGACTCTAGTAATATTTAGTTGTTAATGATAAAAAACACTATCTAGCTGTGCCTTAAAGGCAACAAAAGGCAATAAATGGTAAATATAAAGGCAACGAAAGGCAACGATATGCATGATCAAAGAAGTAATTGCGCTAGATGCGGACAGAATCCGAGAGCTATAAATTATAAGAAAGGAGAAAGGATCTATTACAGATCTATATGTGATGCCTGTTCAGTAGCTAACATCAAAAGGAAACGAGTTGACTGGATTAAGAAAGGTTATAAAAAGAAAATGACTTGCGAAGCTTGTAAGTTTATACCCAAGCATCCGGATCAATTAACCGTAATTAATCACAAAGAAAATTTTAAGACAGTCTGTTTAAACTGCGGATGCTTATCAGATATAGCTTTTTCAACCGTTACAGCAGATTTTTAACAGCAGCCGTTAACTCGTCGACTGTACCGTTGTTGTCTATGACCTGATCAAATTTTGCTCTAACCCACTGCCATTCGCTAGGATGAACATCAGCAGGAGGAGACCCCCCTAACTTGTATTGATCAAACCATTTAGGATTAGGTCCTCTTTTAACTTGCCACACCTGTCCAGATAGTTTATGGACCATATCGATTTCGTTTGGAAATCTAGTGTCTGGTATCACGTAATTAATTCCGTTATGTATCTTACGTTCTATGCTGGCTATCCATATATCTTTATGGAACCCGTCACGGCAGACTTCTGTACCCCACTGTTGTAATACCCATCGTGGTGTTAGATTTGGAATTCCTAATCTATCTGCCCACCAAGTATCAACGCATTCTCGCCATTCTCTGCTAGAGTCAGTATCGCCTTCCAGCAGAAGTCGATCCCAGCTAAACACATTTGCTACTGCGTCTTTTAAGCTATCAGCAAAACTAATCTTCTGATAGCCGTAATCATTTTGTAAAATATCTGCTACGGTTCCTTTACCGGAACCAATAAATCCAACTACACCTATTATCATAATAAGATATTAACACACCTTTCAGGATACGTCAACCTATAATAAATGTATATCCTTGGCCGCCTGTTACCTGTTGCATTAGTTCTGCTTCGAGTGCGGCTAACTGTTCTTTAGCTTCACCTTTGAGTGCTGCACCATTTAGACTAGATCCGCCTTGTGGACCTGCGATCTGGCCAAACTTCTCACGGGCCTCACCTATCATTAGTTTACAATTAGCCAGCGTATAATCTTTGATCCATTGATTGGCATAGATATCTTGCAATATCACAAAATCTGGACGATAATTGTAAGTCCATAGCAACACTTGTTCTTGTCCCATAGGACGCTGTGTGATAGTTAGTGTATGTGTGCTTTGGTTATAATGATAGTTAATAAAACTACCAAACATACGTCCTACCATTTCTTGGTACTGTGCGAATATCTCATATGTAGCAAGACCGCCCATATTGCTAGAACTCAGTAGATAGGTATTAGTATAGGCCATATTGAATGGTTCAAATACAGTGCCACCGTCTCCCATACCAGTCCTCGAACCGATACTGCGACGGAACATTTCTCGGACAGTTATAACTTCTTTTGGTAACTTGTAGGTATTAGTGTTAACTTCTAACGTGAGGAACATATAGCTTTCTTCTACGCTACTATCGCCACGCTGCCTATATTTACTTAGAGCGCGATCTAATGCTGTTTGATAGTGTATAGGATCTAATTCTAGATCAATCATTCCTCCGCCTAACATGGCGGTCGCATAATCATATACCTGCTGTTTTAGATCGTCTAACTGGCTCATATTGTATTTATCGGTTCATCTATTATTAACTTGCCCCAAGGGATGATATTCCATATACGTTCACTAACAAAATAAACTAGGA